CTTCTGCGGTCCCGCGCATGGGAACGGGGGGCCACAACCCACCACATAGAGGCGATAGAGACGGGGGAAGGATACCTGGGCACCCATGGCAGGCTAGCGGTACAGGCTCTACTACAGGCCACTACAGGCTAGCCCCCGACGCCAGCCGGAATGCCCTCTACACGCACGGGAAGGGCCCCAGAAGGCCCACGGGCGCGCTACCCTTGGCATGTATACGCCTGAGCCGCCCTCGCAAGCCGTAGGCCCTATTACGCCCCTCTTTGCCGGTAGCTGACACCGGAACGCCCGTTCCGCCAAAGCCCCGAACAAAACCCGAAGGGGGGAGGCCCGAAGAAAACCCGAAGAAAACCCGAACAGGGCCCGAAAGCCGGGAGCCCCCCCTGAAATAGAAAGGGGGTGCGTCGTGCCGGGCTAGCCCACACACCAAAAAAGGGACACACATAGAAAGAGGCACGCACAGAGAGAGAGGTGGCGCGCCCAATAGGCTAAACCCAAGCAATTGCGCCATGTTTGACTATACCACCCACCCCCCCTTCATTTAGTGTAGCGAATGTGCGCCCCAATTTTTAAAAATTAGAACGGTTTAAAAGTTGGCTTGGTGTTTTCCCGGTGGGGCGATGTCATTTTGGTGAGTGTTTGTGCGGTGTTTTCTAGACGGGAGAAATTAGAACAATGCAGCTAGAGGAAATGGTGGGGCGTCTAAGGCGCGAGCCGGTGTTGTTTGTGAGGGCGTTATTGGGGGAGGATCCTGATGGCTGGCAATGTGAGGTAATGCAAGCGGTAGCGGACGGTGAGACGCAGATCACGATTCGGTCTGGGCGTCAGGTGGGGAAGACGACGGTGTTGGCGTGGTTGTCGATGTGGTTTTTGATGGTGCATCGGGATGCTAGGGTGTTGGTGACTGCGCCCAGTAGTGGGCAGTTGGAGGATGCGTACATTCCCGAGTTCAAGAAGTGGGTGAACACGTTGCCGCCAGAGTTGCGTGATTGTTGGACGATCAAGGCGGAGCGTTTCGAGTTCAAGTTTGATCCTCGCCAGCCGTTTGAGAACTTTATTACGATCAAGACGGCGCGTAAGGACAGTCCTGAGTCGATGCAGGGGATGAATGCGCCAAACGTTTTGGTGTTGGTGGATGAGGCTGCGGCGGTGGATGATGCGTTGTTTGAGTCGTTGAGTGGGTCATTGGCGGGTAATCGTGGTAAAACGTGCTTGTTTTTGACGGGTAACCCGAACCGCACAAGTGGTTTCTTTTACGAGTCGCATACGGTTGAGGCGGAATCGTGGAAGACGTTCCATGTGAGCAGCGAACAATGTTCGCGAGTGAGCGAATCATGGATTGGGCGCATGAAGCGCAAGTATGGTGATGATTCGGACCCGTACCGCATCCACGTTTTGGGTGAATTTCCTCGCGGTGAGTCGAACACGGTGATTCCGGTGTCGTTGGTTGAGGCTGCGATTGGGCGTGATGTGGATGAGATTGCGGATTCGCCTGTTGTGTGGGGGTTGGATGTTGCGCGGTTTGGTTCGGACTCGTCTGCGTTGGCAAAAAGGAAAGGAAATGTCTTGCTGGGCAACATTCAAACGTGGCGCTCGTTGGACACGATGCAGCTTGCGGGTCTGGTTGAGGCGGAATACGAGGCTGCGCTGGGTCCGTACCGTCCTAGCGAGATTTTGGTCGATGTTATTGGCGTGGGCGCTGGTGTTGTGGATCGTCTTCGTAGCCTTGGTCTACCTGTGCGTGGCATCAATGTATCTGAATCGCCTTCGCTCAAGGGACAGCATTTGAATCTGCGGTCTGAGTTGTGGTACAACATGAAGGCGTGGCTGGAACAGCGCGATGTGCGGCTACCGAACGACAAGGAGTTGATGGAGGAGTTGGTTTCGGTGCGCTTTGAGTACACGGATCGCGGCAAGATCAAGCTGGAGAGCAAGCAGGGCATGAAAAAGAGGGGTGCCGACTCCCCGGATCGCGCAGATGCGTTGGCGCTCACGTTTGCTTCGACGGCTGCTCGCCTGAGTGGTAGCGAAAAGTTTGATTGGCGCAAGCCCGTAAGGCGCTTGATCCCAAGATTGGTTTAACATATATTCCGCTTGTCGCGTTGTGCATCTCCTCCACAACGCCCCTAGCGCGGCGATCCCACCCCCTTCTCCCGCGCTGTGCCCCGTTGGCCGCTCCCCCCGGCTGGCGGGGCCTTTTTTATCATTGACCCTAGATTTAGTCAAGCCTAATATTTGAGGGTGTGTAACCACGAATAATGGGGCATAATGGCTTCTATCATTGATGAGATTGAGGATGCATCTGGTGTAGGAATGGAACCAGCGGAGCTTAATGAGCTAGTTAGGTCCTACATTGACGATGCGGTCAACTACGCTGATTCGCAGTTAGCGAGTCACCGTAGAGAGGCTACCCGCTACTATCGTGGCGATAAGTTTGGCAATGAAGAAGAAGGTCGCTCTCAGGTAGTGATGACTACCCTTCGCGACACCGTGCAACAGGCGATGCCGTCGCTGATGCGCGTGTTTGCGGGTTCTGAGCGCGTGGTGGAGTATGTGCCACGAACGGAGGAAGACGTTCCGGCGGCAGAGCAAGCCACAGATTACGCTAATTACGTCCTGATGCAGGACAACCCCGGCTATCGCATCCTTTGGAGTGCCTTTAAGGACGCTTTGACAAAGAAGGTTGGTATTGTCAAGGCGTTTTTTGACGATTCGGTAATTGTAACCACCCATCAGTTTACAAAACTGAACATTCTGGCCGTTCAGTCGCTGCAACAGGACCCGAATTTGGAGATTGTTGCGCTAGACGGCGATGAAATGGGCGTGGAATTCGATGTTGAGGTGCGTAGGCGCACTCCTAACAACAAAATCTGTGTTGAAGTGCTGCCCCCGGAGGAGTTTCTAATCTCTAGGGACGCTAGGGGGCTGGATGACGCCCAGTTTGTGGCGCATCGGTGCATGAAGACCCCCTCCCAGTTGATTGCGATGGGGTACGAGCCGGAAATGGTGCGCTCCCACATCACGAAAGCCGACGATCTTACGTGGAACAATGAGCGCCATGAGCGCAACCGTTTTGAGATCAGAGATTCGGGCGGATCGCGTGAGCGGGAGCGTGTTCTTTACATCGAATCGTATGTCTATGCTGACTACGATGGTGACGGCATTGACGAGCTTCGTCGCGTCTGCTGCATTGGCGATGCCCACGAAGTGGTGGCGAACGATCCGTGGGATATCCGTCCGTTTGCGGACTTCCATGTTGACCCGGAGCCGCACACCTTTGTTGGCCACGATCTAGCGGATCGCACCAAAGACCTTCAGCGCATCAACTCTGAAATCATGCGGAGTATGCTGGACTCGCTGGCGCAGTCCGTCAACCCTCGCATGGGTGTCGTGGACGGCCACGTAAACCTTGAAGACGCACTAAACAACGAAACCGGCGGGATTATCCGCATGGATGCTCCCGGAATGGTAATGCCCTACACCCAGCCGTTCGTTGGGCGTGAGGCGATGCCGGTTCTAGATATGTTTGACCGCATCAAGGAGCAGCGCACCGGGATCTCTGCCCAGTCGTCTGGACTTGACGCTGGTGCGCTCCAGAGCATGACCGCCTCAGCCGTAGCCGCGATTGAGCGTGGTTCCAAGTTGACCCTTGAGGTCATGGCCCGTAACCTCGCTGAAACCGGCATGAGGCGGCTGATGCGCGTTCTACTGCACCTGATTATTCAGCATCAGGACATGGAGCGCATGGTTCGGCTGCGTGGAACGTGGGTGCCCGTAGACCCCCGCCTTTGGGACGCCCAGATGGACGTTAGCATCAATGTGGCGCTGGGCAGCGGCTTGGAGGACCAGAAGCTGATGGTTCTGCGCGAGACGCTACAGGCACAGGTTGCTGCCATGCAGATGCTTGGACCTAGCAACCCGCTTGTAACGCTGGGGCAGATTCGGCACACGCAAGCAAGGATTATGGAGCTTAGTGGCTTCCGTGATGTGTCTAACTTCTGGAACCCTGTCCCGCCTGACTTCCAGTTGCCGCCCAACGACGAGCCGTCTGCGGAAGAGCTACTGGCACAGGCGCAGCGTGAAATGATTGTGGCAGAGATCCAAATGAAACGCGAGGATCTCGCTTTGAGGGCTCAGATTGAGGCGCTCAAGGATGACCGTGAGCGAGACAAGACCGCCCTTGAGTTTGCGCTAAGAGCGGCTGAACTCAATGTCGATTGGGAGAAGCTGGAGATTGACAAGGCAAGAAAGGCCACTAGTGCTTAGTCACGAACATTGTGAACGCGCAAGAGAACTATTAGATAACGAATTCTTTGAATATATTTGCGAAGAAGTATTCAAAGAGATTTCTATGGAATGGAGTGCCGCTACATCGTCGGCGGAAAGAGACGATTTATGGTGCGAACAACGATTGATTCGCCGCCTAAAGTCCCGGCTAACTTCTGCCGCTAATAGCGATGCTATTCGGCAAAGAGCCATGGATAAACTAAACAGGAGAGGTTAATAATTATGCCAATCGACAACCCTAACGGGATCGTAGCGGCAACCCAGCGCGAAAGCGCGTCCATCTTTGGTCAGGTCCCCGTCGTTGGCGACACTAGGGAGCGCCCCAAGGTGGCTGAACCGGCTTTGGAGCCGGAACCCGCAGAAGATCCGCAGTTTGCGGAAGGTGCGGTAGAGTTGGAAGAGCACGGCCAAGTAGAGTATGAATCAGACGATTCTGACACCTCAGAAACTTTCCTTGTAACGGTTCAGGGTGAGGAAATTGAGGTTACGCTGAACGAACTGCTTCATGGTTACAGCCGGGACGCCGACTACAGACGCAAGACACAGGCAGTTGCCGAGCAGCGCAAGCAGTTGGAGGAGCGGTCAGCCCAGTTTGAAGCCGAACGGCGACAGAACTTGGAGATGGCACAGGCTCTCCACGCAAGGCTGCAAGAGGTAGAGTCCTATCTTGCATCTGGCTATCAGGAGCCAAATTGGGCTGAACTAAGTCGCCAGCTTAGTCCGCAGGAGTACAATCAGGCACGGGCTGTTTTTGAGCAGCAGCAGAAGCAACTGCAAGCTATTCACGCACAGCGCGGTGAGATTGAGCGGATTCAGATGGTAGAAATGGAGCGGCAGTTGCAGTTGGCTAAGGCCAAACTTCCTGAGTTGATCCCCGATTGGGGTAACGAAGAAGTCGCAGGGCGTGAGGCGAAGGCGGTCTATCAGTTCGCGCTGGATGTTGGGTTCTCACAGGAAGCTCTCGAAAACCTGTATGACCCGCTGGCGGTAAAAGTCCTGAGAGATGCGTGGCGCTACAACGAACTGCAAAAGCAGAAGCCGAATCTAGTTCAGCGAAAAGGTCCAAAGACCGCCAAGGCTGGCTCTGGTATGCAAACCAAGACCAAACGTGAGCAGCAAGCCGAAAAGGCCCTAAGGGGGCCGGTCAAGGCTAAGGATGCTGCCGACTTCTTCGGAAACATTAAGCCACTAGGAGCTAGACGGTAATGGCATACACTAACTTGCATGAAACCTATGACATGAGTGGAGGGGTTGAGGATGTCATGGATGCGGTCTACAACGTAGACCCCACCGAAACCCCCTTTATGTCAAACGTTGGGCGGGGCACCGTCCACAACACCCTGTTTGAGATCCCGGTTGACGAGCTTACCGCTGCCAGCGGGACGCCTCGCGCTGAGGGTTTCTTCATTGGTGACAGCACCACCGCTGTTAACGATGTGACCGTGGTGCAGAACTACGTTCAGATCAACGCAAAGGACTACCGTGTGTCCGGCACCTCCCGTGCCGCGCAGTGGTATGGCCGTGATGACACCCTTGGGTATCAGCGAGCCAAGGCGATCAAGGAGCTTAAGCGGGACATGGAAACCGCGCTTCTTGACAACAACTCTGCCGCTGCCGGTGCCTCTGGTACCGCCCGTGAAACCGCTGGTCTCCCTGCGTGGATCAAGACCAACGTTGATATGTCGGCCACCAACGGGGCTTCCCCGGTGTGGACCACCCTTGTCAACGACGAGCGGTCTGACGGTGTGCAGCGAGCCTTCACCGAAACCATCCTCAAGTCTGTTGTCAAGCAGGTTTGGGACAGCGGCGGGGATCCCTCCCTGCTGATGGTCGGTTCTTTCAACAAGCAGGCTGTGTCGGCTTTTGCTGGTATTGCCGATCAGCGTGTGAGCGTTTCTCTGGGTGGACAGGTGCCGATCATCGGTGCGGCTGATTTCTATCAGTCGGACTTCGGCGTTCTGGCCGTGATCCCGAACCGCTTCCAGCGTGCCCGTGATGCGTTCGTGATCGATCCTGAGTACGCTGAGGTGCAGTTCCTCCGTCCGGTTGAGTTCCATGAACTTGCCAAGGTTGGTGACGGTGATGGTGAGTTCGTGCTTGCTGAGTTCGGACTTGCTGTGAAGAACGAGAAGGCTCACGGTATCGCCGCTGACCTTACCACCTCGTAACCTAAACCCGGAGGGGGTCGGGGTTAGCCCCGGCCCCCAACGGCTTTCTCCAAGGAGGGGAGATGCCAGACCCAAGGAAGCAATCGGTCGCGCAAGGAGTGAACTTTGGTATCACCGCCCCCGGTACGTTGCCACGTGACGTACAGGAGTTTCTCGCGTTCAGGGAGCGATGGATCGCGGAGCAAATGCGCGGTCTGTATTCCGAGTACCCAGCTTCACCCGGCTTTGAGTGGCCCGGAACTATCGAAAGCGCCGGGATGGTAAGCCGTTTGCGTAAAATGGGTTACGAGGACGACGATTCTATGTCGTACCCGGACCGCATGGTGGGTCAGCTTCGCCAATACATGAACCAACAGTATGCGCAGCAGGAACCACGCAGCGAAGGAATCTTCCGCCGCTTGCTTGGAATTGGTTAATGCCGATTCGCAAGGGGAAGCCCGGTGGCCGGTTGCTGTGGAACGATGACGCCCGTGGCGTGACGGCGTGGTGGCATTGGGACAAACAGCTTGGTAAGGGTATTATTGAAGAGGTTTGGGACACCGATCATATTGTTGAGCGCAACAAGGCGCTGCTGGCGTCTGAGTTTGAGCGCGAACACATTGAGAGCCCGGACCTCAAATACCTTGGTTCCGTGCCGTTTCCAATCCTGATGGACTGGGTGCAAAAGGGCAAACTGGGACCCGACTTTATGACCGTAAAGGACCAAAAGTGGATCAAGCAAAAGCTCAACGACCCGCAGTACAGAAAGCTCAGGGCAACATCAAAGCGCGTGTAGCTATCTGTGTACCGGCTGGTGATGAAGTAAAAACCGGTTTTGCCCACGACCTTGCTATTGCAATGGCAAGCTTTGTCGCAAACATGGGCGACTCAACAAACGGGTTGCAGCTTCGCGTAAAAAGGGACTCCCTTCTTTGCCGTAGTCGCGAAAACATTGTTGAAGAAGCTTTGCTGGACCCAGAGGTTACGCATTTGCTGTGGATTGACAGCGATATGCGCTTCCCTCCCGATGTCATTGAACGTCTCCTGAGCCACGACCTACCCATTGTGGGAGCGAATTGCAGCTTCCGGGTGCGGCCCTTGAAGCCGACGGCTGTGGCATATGCGGCAGAGGACGGAAGTACGCCACACAAGCGCGTATTCCCGTCTGCGGACAAGCATGGCGTTGAGCGCGTCGATGGGATGGGCTTGGCGCTGGTGATGGTCAAGCGAGAGGTTTATGAATCACTACAGCGTCCATGGCACAGCACTCCTTGGCTACAACGGCCAGACGGTTCAATGGGGATGCTGGGAGAGGATGCCTACTTCTACGGAAACTGCAAGCATCACGACATCCCCGTACACATCGACCACGACCTCTCTTGGGAAGTGTCGCACCTTGGGGAACACGCCTACGGAATGCAGGACATCTTGGACGAGAGAGATGCGCTGCGCCGACAACTAGAGGGCTTTAACATTGTCTCTGAGTAATTATCCAGATCTCCGAGAGTCAATTCAAGATTGGACTCAACGCGAAGACATCGGCCAAAATACCGACGCTTTTATTGCTTTGGTAGAAGCGGACCTGAATCGCCGCCTTCGTGTCAAGGATATGTTGACGAGGGACACTTTCGCGGCCAGTTCCCAGTATACCGCTTTGCCTTCGGACTATTTGGAGATGGATCGCCTGACGATCACCTCCACGACACCGGACAAAGAGCTTCGGTTCCTAACACCGCAGATGATGTCAAGCTTGCGGAAAGAACACTCTGAGTCTGGTGAGCCGATCTATTACAGCGTGGTAGAGGACAACGTTGAACTGCTTCCATCTCCAGCCGAATCATACACGCTGGAGCGGCTGTATTTTGCGCGTGTGGCCGCGCTAACCGCCACGAACACGACAAACTGGATCATTACCAACCATCCAGACATCTATCTACATGGTTGCTTGCACCACGCCTACGCATGGGCGATGGACGAGAGCCGTTCGCAGTTCCACAAGGCGTTGTATGAAGATGCTGTGGAGAAGGTCCGCACAACTGACCGCAACGCGAGGGCCGGTCAGCGCCCCGTAATGCGAGCCAAGGCATTCGGAGGATAACATGGCGAACCCCACGACAAACTTGAACATCACGCTGCCACAGGTTGGCGGCTCCTCCAACACTTGGGGGACAATTCTAAACGATGCGTTTCAGTCGCTTGACGATGTGTTTGCGGCTGGCGCTGCCGTGTCGCTCAACATTGACGGCGGCACAATTGACAATGTTGCAATTGGTGGCACCACGGCATCTACCGCTTCGTTTACCAGCGTCACCATCGGGTCTTCTGCTGCGTCTGCTGGTGCAGTTCGCATGGCTAACGCCGCTGCCGTTGCTTTCCGCAATGCGGGTGGCACCGCAGACATTGACGCCCTTTCCGTAGACGGAAGCAACGTCGTCAAGCTTGGTGTCGATACGGATGCCGCTTCTGTGCAGATCGGTGGTGCCGCTGTACCGCTAACGGTGCTTGGTAGCGCAACGTTGAGCAAAAACTTGGTTCATTCTGATTCTACGGCGACGGTCGGCTTTTATGGGGCAACCCCAGTAGCACAGCAGCAGTCTACGGACGCCGTAATATCACTTAGCGGGACCTACGCGACGGATTATACCGACATCGAAAACGCCATTATTGAGCTTCGCGTTATTCTGCTAAACCTTGGCCTACTGAAGAACTAATGCCATACGCCCCGCTAGATATCCCACCCGGCCTGTTCCGTAACGGGACGGAGTACCAGTCTCGCGGACGGTGGTATGATGCGTCTCTGGTGCGCTGGGAAAACGGAGAAATGAAACCCGTGGGCGGATGGCAACAAAGGGGGGCCACAACGCTCGCGGGATACGCCAGAGGTATCCTGACATGGAGAGGGTCGTCCTTGGGCATTTGGACGGCCATCGGTCTTGTTGGCGTCGGGGATACGAAGCTTTACGTGGTTGGAGTGGATAACGTATTTACGGATATTACGCCAACCGGCATTGTCGGGCAGGATCAGGCGATAGCCGCTGGTGGCTACGGGTGGCTTAATTACGACGAGGGGACGTATGGCACGGTCAGGGACGCATCGTCTTCGGTAGGCTTTGCCGCAACGTGGTCGCTTGACCATTGGGGCCAGTACCTTGTCGCTTGCCTTCCGGGCGACGGAAAGATCTATGAGTGGCAGTTAGATAACGCCACCCCTGCCGCTGTTGTCGCTAACGCACCCACGGACTGCACGGGGGTTGTCGTGACGCAGGAGCGGTTCCTGATGGCGCTTGGTGCGGACGGCGATGGCCGCAAGCTTGCGTGGTGCGATCAGGAGAACAACACGCTATGGACTCCCGCATCGACGAATCAGGCGGGATCCTTCCGGTTTGAGTCCGGTGGCCCGATCATGCAAGCCGTAAAGACGAGGGGACAGACCCTAATCTTTACCACCACGGATGTATTTGCCGCCACCTATATTGGAGCGCCACTTGTCTACTCATTTGAGCGGGTGGGTTCTTCTAATGGAATTGTGTCCCGCCGTGCCGCAGCGGCTGCTGATTCCTTTGTGGCTTGGATGGGTCCTCGCGGATTTTGGGTTTTCGACGGATTCGTAAAACAGATCCCCTGCGATGTTGAAGATTTTGTGTTTGGCGACTTCAACGAAGAAAACCAATCCAAGGTTTTTGCGTGGGTGAACTCGCAGTATAACGAGATCTGGTGGCACTACCCGTCTGCCGGATCCGCCGAACCAGACCGCTACGTTACGTGGAATTACGCCGAAAACCATTGGTCGTGTGGTGCGATGCCCGCCTACACCGCCTGTGACCGTGGCGTAATCCGTTACCCGCTGATGGTCCACTCAGACGGCAAGCTTTACGAACACGAAATAACGGGTGTCGCCCACGGAACCCTCACCCCGTATGCAACTAGCGGCCCAATTGAGATTAACGCTGGCAACACAGCTTACGTCACTAAGTTGATCCCAGACGAGAAGACGCAGGGCGACCTTGAGGTGGAGGTACTCACCCGGAGGTTCCCCAACGGCACTCAGCAGATCTACGGCCCCTACCAGATGCGCGAACCGACAAGCATCCGGCTGAACGCACGACAGATGTCGCTCAAGGTCACACAGGTGCGTACCAGCGACTGGCGGTGGGGGACGCCACGGGTTGAATTTAAGGCCGGTGGTGAGCGATGAAGCTGCCGAACGTACAGGACCGGACTATCCGTGAGGCGTTTCGCATTATCGAAGCAGAGGACCTTAAGTCCGAAAAAACTGACAGGAATATTGTAATTGGTTCTGGCCGCAGTCTTGTGCTAACTTCGCCAAACGGAACACAATACAAAATTGTTGTTGATAATGCAGGAAATCTTAGTGCTGTAGCCGTTTGAGTCTTGTTGCAAATCTATTTTATTTAAGCAGACTTTAACACAAGGAAAAAAACGTGTATCTTTTTGCTATTGTAATTGCGCTATTTATTATGATGTGTTTTTTGTGGTACCTGTGGAAGTATTTCTCTCACAACACTACGACAAATCAGTCTGGCGGCTCTGCTCACCAGCAAAACGATTTTAGTGAAGAAACGGGAGACAAGGAGACCGGGTGATTGACGCAACTGAGAGACAGGTGGCAAATCGGCTTGAAAGCATCCGGGCCGATCACCGCGAACGCTACGAGTGGGCCGCAAATAGGCTCACCGGCAAGCGTGTCGTAGATGCCGCTTGTGGGGTGGGGTACGGCTCAACAATTCTAGCCAGCGCTGGTTGTCAGGTTCTGGCCTTTGACAAAGACAAGGAAACCATTGAATACGCAAAGCAGAACTGGAACCATAATCCTTGCATCACTTACACCCAAGCTGACCTCTACGAAGTTGAAGGATCGAATGCCGCTGCTGATGCGGTCATTTGCTTTGAAGCACTAGAGCATCTGGTGGACCCGGGAACCGCGCTACGCAACTTTCGCTCTCTGTCTGACAGGCTTATCTGCTCTGTCCCCAACGAGATTGGGTTTCCGTTTCGCGGTTACAAGCACCACCATCGCCATTGGACCCCAGACGACTTTACAAAACTGCTCAACAATAACGGGTGGATTGTGGAAGAGTTCTGGGGCCAAGAGGACGCCACTTCTCCTGTAAAGGGTAATTTGCTGGACGGCAGGACCCTGATCGCCGTTTGCTCACGGGACGATTTGTGGGAAATGTCAGATGACGGCCAGATGACGCCTGAGCAAATCCTTGGTGGTCCCGTGCCGAACTCCGTCGCTATTGTGGCAATGGGTAAGAGCCGGGAGACGTACTTTTACGACACCATCCAGCGGTGGGGTGGCAAGGTTGCCGACGAAGTGTGGGCGATCAACGCTATCGGGGGGCTGATCCAATGGGACCGGCTCTTCCATCAGGATGACATCGCTATTCAGAAGGCCCGTGCGAAGGCTGGGCACGAAGGTGTCGGACATATGCTGGACTGGATGAAGAAGACCACACGGCCCATCTACACTAGCCGCGCATACCCCGACTACCCCGCCACGGTAGAGTACCCGCTAGAGTGGGTCTTGAACCGCTGCGGTACGCTGTACCATACCAGTACCGTCACCTATGCGCTTACGCTGGCAATTGCCTGTGGCGTGAAGGAAATCAAGCTATACGGATGCGATTTCTCCTACCCGAACCTCCACAAGCGCGAGAAGGGCCGCGCCAATCTGGAGTTCTGGCTTGGGGTTGCCGCCAGTCGTGGCATTAAGGTTACGGTACCGGACTCTTCCACGCTACTGGACGCAGATCAGCCGGTGCGCGATAGAGCCTACGGGTACGACACGGAGTGGGTTTCCGTGGATCAGGTAGGAGGACGTTTCAGAGTGTCGCGGGTGGATCGTTTACCGGAGGACATCCCCAGCGCGAGCCAAGTAGAACTCCGGTATAGCCATGTTCCCGAAAAGGAAGCACTCGCCACTCAAGACAAGGAGGATTAGGAAATGGCTGCTGGTAACTGGATTCTTTACACGAAGTTTAAGGAGTACATGGCCGACGGTACCATCGACCTTGATACGCACACCTTCAAGGTTCACTTGGTGAATGGGTACACCCCCGCCCTGACGCACCAGCTTCTTGCGACTGCCGCGATTGCGACGGCCCCGTCCTCCAATGGCGGTGCCACCGACTTCACCCTGACGGGTGTCACATGGGCCGCAACTGGCACTAGCATGAAGTTTGATTCTTCTGCGACGGCCACATGGACCGCTACTGGTGGTACGCTGAACGCTACCCACGCCATCATCTTTGACGACACCTCCACGGGTGTTGCTGATGCGCTGGTTGGGTATTGCGATCTGAACACCTCTACGACTGGACCCGTTGCTGTGACCGCTGGCAACACCCTTTCGATCTCGTTTGCCGCTAACGGGATCTTCCAGTTGAGTGGTGCCACCAGCTAAACGTGGCACTAGCACTATCTAGAACGTGGACCGTTTACACATCTGCGATCCCGCTTCTTCGGAACGGTACGATCAATGTAGAGGGTCACTCGTTCAAGGCTGTGCTGCTGAACGGCAGCTACGATCCGTCCGCTGGGGTAGATAGCCAGCGGACGGACGTAGCCGCTTATGCCATTGGTGTGGACCAGACCGTCTCGCCGCTTACTCTGTCTGGCGACTCTGTGTCCACCACCTCCACCGTATCGTGGGACGGTTCGTATTCCCCACGGTACGTTGCGATCTATGACGATTCTAGCCCGTCTGACTACCTCCTGTGTGTAGCGGACATGGGCGGTGTGCAGGGTCCGTGTTCGTATCGGCTTGATTCTCAAGACCTCTTCTCGCTGTC